TGCAGCCATCAAGGACCAGATCGACGCGGTACCTGATGGTGCTGAGGGCGGCGAGTCCGCTCATCTCACGCTCGAACGTTCGCAATCGCAGCAGGCCGCACCCGCCGCACCACCTCCGCAGGAAACGCCGCCTGAGAAGCCCGAGACCCCCTCGGCGCCTCCCGCGGCGAAGGAGCAGCCGGTCGAAGCGGCACCGGTAGCCCCGGAGTCCCCCTCCGTTCCTTCATCGCCCGCACCTGCAACCCCCGCTCTCGATCTCTCCGGGTACTCCGAAGCGCAGCTCAACGCTCTTCGGAAGTTCGCACCCGGGGGCAAGATCGAGACCGAGGAGCAGTTGAAGCAGGCTACGGATCGTGCCTGGGACGACTACTGGCGTATCCAGGGCCGTCTCGCGGACCTCGCCAAGGCCCCTGAGACCAAGCCTGAGGAGAAGCCTGCACCCGCGCCCCCGCCACCTCCCGAGCTGCAACGCCTCGACAACCAACTGCAGACGGTCGAAAGCGCCACCACGAACGCGCAGACCCAGCGTGACGGCTGGAATCTGGCGAAGCAGAACGCGTATGCGAAGGTCCAAGAGCTGCGGGATCGCCGGGCTCAGGGAACCCTCGCGGACGACAACGAGCTTCTCCAGGCCCAGGAGGTATTCGCGAAGGCAGACGATCAGATCTCTCGGTGGGACCGAGAGCTGTACCGGCTGGCCGGCGTGAAAGACGACCTCGACGCCCGTCGCTCCGAGGTGGACCGCATCATCAAGGTCCAAGAGCGCCTCGATCGTCAAGAGCGAGAAGGTCAGGAGAAGGAAACCAACGAGCAGACGGAGGCCTTCAAGAAGCTTTGGAACGACACGCTCATCGCGGTCATGACGGAGAGGGCCGTGGACGAAGAGCACAAGGCTGCGCTCACCGAGGTCGCAGCCGTTCGGACCAACTTCGCCGTCCAAGCTCAGGCGATCAAGGACGCTTCGGCGCTCCGTGACCTCCTGGTCAACGTGGTGGACGGTTACATGAAGCCCATCAAGGACGCTGCCGCCAAGGCGGTCCAGAACTACATCACCGAGAAGGCCCGCGACAACCCGCCGCCCGTACAGGCTGCCAAGCCCAACGGGTCCGCACCTGCATCGTCGAAGCCCGGCTCCCTGACCTCGATGAAGGATCTGCAGAGGGTCGTGGACACCGCCGACTGGGGCTAGAAAGCCGCCCCTAAGCCGTCCGCGTACCCCGAGGAGTCAGGTCGATGGCCGCATCGACGATGACGAACCTCGCCAACAGCCTCAAGCGGATCTACAGCGAAGAGACGTTCGAGTACGCACAGAACTTCGCTGCCCCGCTGGTCGCGCTGTTCGAGGAGGCCAAGGAGCTGATGCCCGAGGGCTCAGGCTTCTACTGGCCGTTCATGCTCGCTTCGCCGCAGAACATCGGCACCCCCGCGGAAGACGGCAACATCCCGCCGACGAAGCAGCGCACCGAGATCCAGGGCAACGTCAACGCCGGGCAGTTCGTTGGCGACTTCGAGATCAGCTTCATGCTCGAAGCCGCCGGTACGCTGCGTGGCACCTGGAACAAGTCCGAGGTCAAGAAGCACTCCTGGGAGACCCTCACCGATCTCGTCAAGCACCGCAACCGTATCTACTCCAGCTCGCACGGGACCAAGCGACTGGCGCAGATCGAGGCGTCCACCGTCACCACCAACGACTTCGTCGGCAAGCTGCCTTACGGGGTTCTGCTGCTCCGCAAGAACATGCTGATCGAGGTCCGAGACGCCGACTCCGCAGGCGCCGCCACCCTGCTCGCCCGGAAGATCACCGCGATCGACCAGACGACCAGGACCGTCACGTACGACGGCGCGGCGGCGTCGCTCACCATCAACCACCACGTCTACATCTCCAATTCCTACGGGGTGAACCCCCTGAACGGGATCGCGGGGCTGGTGGACGACGGTGGCAACACGGACACCATCCATGGGCAGTCGCGCGCAGCCAACCCCGAGCTGAAGGCGCGGGTCTACCGCAACGGTGGGACCCCCCGCGCACTCTCCGAGGATCTCATCATCCTGGGCCTGCTCGACCAACGCCAGCGCAACGGTGAGGGCATCGACTGCCTCGTGATGAACACCGGCATCTTCGCGAAGTTCCTCATCCTCGTCCGCCCCGAGCGACAGGTCGTGATCGGGAAGGGCGCGGGGCCGGTGGGGTTCAAGACGCTCGGCTGGAACGAGGAGGACGAGTACGTCTTCATGGGCGATGGTCGGCGCATCCGCATCATCGTCTCCGAGGACGTGGCGCCCCGCACCATCTACGGGATCAACCTCTCGCAGATGCGCCGGGTGCTGCTGAAGAAGCTCGGGTGGAAGGACCACGGTGGTGGCTCCATCTTCATCCAGGGCTCCGACAGCGGTGGCCTCAAGACCACCAACGTGGCGACGATGTACTCCCTGGAGAACATCGCCACGTTCCGCCCGGACTCGCACTTCCGCATCGACGACCTCCTCGACGCCCAGCTCGCGGGCGCGGGCGTGGGGGGCCCCGACACCTAGGAGTCGATCCGCACCTTCACCTTCGGGGGGAGGCTTCGGCCTCCCCCCATACGAGGCTCAATGGCACTGCGTGTCCGCAAGCCGATGGAGCTGCCGCTGGAGGTCAAGCGGTTGCACACCAGCTACAACTTCTTCCCGTCGCTTTCGTTGCCGCACCCTACGCACTACATCTCCGAACTGCGGGCCGTGGACGAGCTGTTCATGCTCGGGTGGGTCCGCAACGTGTACAAGGTGGATGGTCGCGTGATGTACTTCGACCGCTATGTGACCGCGGTTGGGGACCATGTCACACGTCACGGCGGTGTCCACCCGGACTTCCAGCGACACCCCGTGAACGTTTCTACCCTGGAGTACGGGGACCTCCGCCCCTTCGAGATCCTCGACATCATGGAAGGGCCCGAGCTGGTCAAGGGGCTCCCGGGCAAGCTCGACTACTTCGACAACCTCTACGTGCAGTCCTTGCTAGAGGCCTGCTACGACCAGCGCCGACGTGACCTCTGGGGATGGACCAAGACCGAGGAGCAGATCAAGCTCGAAGAGGACAATCGTAGGGCCGCTCGTGAGGAGAAGCGATGGAGTTGGCTCTACAAGCAGGTGGACGCTGCGTGGGAGGATGAGTTCCGTACCTTCGGGACCCCCATGTCCACCGACACCTATGAACCCAAAGCCAAGGGTGAGATGCACCCGGCTGGCTTCCGGGTTATCGATCGTCGGCGCAAGCACGCAACGCGGCGCTACACCACGATCGAAAGCGGGCGTACCAAGCGTACCAGGAAGACGGAAATGACCGGTCCTAGCGGGCAACCCGACTAGGTGAAAGGAAATGAAATGAGCACTCAGGCACTCGACTACCGTGAGATCATCAACCCCACCGTCCAGTTCGAGCTGTACAACCCGAGCGACGACGACGTGGAGTTCCAGTACGACGGCAACCCCTACGTGATTCCGGCTAACCATCGCAAGGCCGAGATCATCGACCCGCGTACCGGGCGTGTCGCGCTGTACCCGAAGCCGGGGGTCCTTCCCATCATCGGCATCCCGCCCCGTCCTGGGCGCTGGCCGGTGGAGGCACGCAAGATCGTGGAGTTCGTCTGCGGGCACAATGGGAGGGGCGGGGTCCTGGGCAAGGCTGGGGTTCGCCCGCTCTTCCAAGACGGTCGCGACGCCCTGGTCAAGGAGGAGGCCCGCCGGGGCTGGGCCGAGAACGCGCTCTACAACTATCAGGAGCGCACCCGTGCCTGGGAGACCGAGGTGGAACAGCGCAAGGCGCAGGGGCTGCCGGTGCCTCGCCCCGGGCACGACGTGATGAAGGCCTACCGCAAGCTGGGCGAGATGCAGGCGATCACCTTCGAGAAGTTCTCCTGCCCGGTCTGCAACTGGGGCTTCCTCGAAGAGATCGACGTGAACGTTCACGTGGTCACCCACCATCCGACCCACGCCTACGCGGAGACCGCCCGGCTCATGTTGGACCCTCAGAACCCTGGCCGTGTGGGCCTCGGCTCTGTGGAGGTGACCAGGGCTCCCGAGAAGCCAATCCCGGCGGGCATCACCAGCGCGGGCGCAACCATCGCAGCAGCTGGCGATGGAGTCGAGATCCCTGACCCTGGGCTGCCTACGGGCACGCCGCAGAGCCTGGAGGAGATCGCCCGTCGCGCCTCCGAGAACCTGGGCGGAGAGCGTGCCAACCTCCGCCAGACCAAGAGCAAGCTGCCGAAGGCAGGCCAGTAGAAGCGTCGGCTGGTCGCGCTCCCCAGCTCATTGGAGCGCCTTGATAGAGAGGATGGTGCAGCGATGCCCACCGGAACGAAGCGAGTGAAGGCACAGCAGGGGTACGCGAAGGCCAAGACCGAGACCGAAGAGCAGGACCAGAAGAAGGCCCAGGCTGCCGCGGTCGCGGACAGCAAGGAGCGGGTGAAGGCCTCGCAGGACCGCCGCAAGGCCTTCGAGGACCGGCAGGCCAAGATCGCGGCGGAGAAGGAGCGCGTCCGCACCGAAGTCGTGGTCATCCACAACCCGACCAAGGAGACCCTGGAGTACACCTACTCCGGGGAGACCTACTACCTGGAGCCCGGCGACAACGAGATCGTGAGCCTCAACCCGAACGTCTCGAACGAGCTGATGGCCCGCTCGATCGTCGGCAACCTGGGCGTCAGCGGCCTCCGGGGAATCACCTTCAAGAAGAAGGTGAGCGGCGGCAAGCGTTCCGCCGCCGACGACCAGCTCGTCACCAACGACAACACGGCGGTGGTCCCCATGCCGGCGAAGTTCTACAACGAGATCTCGAAGGTCTCCAGCCCCGGCGCCGACGAGCGCGCCCAGCCGTTCCACTACGATGTGGGCGGCAACGAGATGGACCCCATCGGCGAAGCCAACAGGCAGGCGCGTGACCTGATGGCGGCGCAGATCGACGAGGACGAGCCTCGCCCTGGGCGCCGCGGGAAGGTCAGCTCTCGCGGCGTCTAGCACCAGCGCCACCCCCTAGGTCGAGGTCATGACCACTCGGGAACTCATCGACGCTGTCGAGAGCGACGTGCTTGATCTCGACCTAGGGGACACCTACGCTGAGACGGACTGGCGCCCCATCATCCTCCGTGCGCTGAAGCTCATCAGCTCGGAGGTTGTGGCGTACTCGAACAACTACCTCCGACAGGCCAGTGGTACGGTCACGGTCACGGCGGGGGTGGGAGCCGTACCTGCCGATTGGGGAGGGCAGCTCGGCCCCGATGGCGGTGTCTGGGCCCCAGAGGGAAAGAAGCTGAAGTACAGGCCCCCTGCCTGGGTCTTTGACGCCGTCGAAGGAAGCCCAGATCTGGCCGACATCCCGGAGTACTACACCACCTACGGAGGCCAGTTCCACACGTACCCAAAATTTACCGGGACCTTGGTCGTCAAGTACCACAAGAAGAACCCGGTCTTGATCGACAAGAACACCGCTGGTCATGGCCTCGACTACTTTCATGAGGACTACCACGAGTCGGTCCTGCTCTTGGGGACCGGAGCGCGGGTGCTCGCTGGGATCGAAGGCGCCCGTCAACGCGCAAAGGATGACGAAGCGAGGTACCACCAGAACCGCGAGCTGATGCGGGTCGCGCTGATGCAGGGTAAGGAAGACGAGCCCGGCATGGGCGACGAGGGCTACTCCGACCTTTTGATGTGGTGAGGGAGAAATGAAGAAGACACTGCTCTTGCTGTTGGCACTGCTGGCGCCCGCACTCGTGCAGGCCCAGGAGGCCACCGCCCTCGTCACTGCGTACCAGATCGACGGGACGACCTTCACCTGTTGCAGGACCAATCCGCAGGACATCTCTGGGGTGGGGAACATCAAGACCACCGGCTCTTCGACTACCGTGAACGCGGTGAGCGGGACGCCATTCGCTCCAGTGAGCACCGGAGATGTCATCACAGTCATGCCAGGGGCAGGGGCCTCGCCGGAGATACGGTACGTCGTCAACAAGGTGAGCAACATCCAGGTAACGGTGGACACCGCGGTCAACTGGGAGAACGGTGGGGCGGGGTTCAGTTTCGTGTGGCGGGACGTGAGGTGCGGGACGGGAGCCGAGGACGGTTGGGTGTCGGTTCCGCCGAACTCGACCCCGCAAGTGCAGATGTCCGTGAACGCCATCACCGGTACCTCGGTGGACTTCAAGATCGAGGGCCGGATCAGAGGTACGGCGGTTCAACCCGCGAACTTGGGGAACTTCAGCTACACCGCGGTGGGCGGCGACACCGTGAAGGTGCTCGACTTCGTGGATCAGCTACGGGTGTGCATGAAGATGACGGGTGACGCGGGTGGCAACGAGTCCATCTCGATCCATCTCTCGGGGAGGGTCTTCTGATGAAGCGTTTGCTGCTCGGGCTCGCGCTTCTCCTCCTTCCTGCGGGGGTTGAAGCGCAGAACCCCTACGGGACGAAGGCGAACGAGACGCTCAAGCAGATGTTCACGCAGAGCGGGTACTTCGGTCCTCCGGGATCGGCTGCAGACCCGTTCGCCTGCACAGCCCAGACCAAGAGAAGTACCTACTACAACACCACCAGCGACACGATTCTGTACTGCAACGGGACCGCGTGGGGGGCATTGGGAGGTGGCGGTAGTCTTCCTGTCTCCGACTCCACTACCATCGTCTGCGACAACGCCGACCCCACGAAGTGCGTCCGCTTCGAGCTGAGCGGTATCGACACGGCTACGACTCGTGTGGTCACGCTCCCGAACGCCAACACCGTGATGGGGGTGCAGGAATCCGACTCCGGTGGCGCCGGCCACAATACGTGGTTTGGCAACCAGCTTTTTGCTTTCAACAACATCTTCTTGGGCACCTATCTCGCTGCCAACGGTGCCCAGACCCCGGACGTGTTCGCAATCCAGGCCGGGCTCAATGGGTTCAGCACCGGTGTCCTCATAATCGATCACGCGAACAGCACGTTCGACTTCGCTCATGCCGCTCCGGCGCACCCTACCCTCTGGATTCACTCCGCAAACCAGAACACGACTCAGTGGATCGGCTTCAACCACGACGGCACGAACGGGCAGATCGCTACGGGAACTGGGGGCGTCAACTTCATCGCTGCAGGGACCAACGTCCGTATGTTCTGGGAGGGGGCCAACGTTGGGCTGTTGAATCTGAGTGCGGCACATGGGTACTGCATCTCCAGTGCTACCGCCCCGACCAGCGCCGACGGTGACACTTGCTGGTACCGACAAGCGGCTGACCAGTTTCAGTTCGGAGAGGACAAGGCCACCCCAGACAACACCTGGATCAAGGCGGGGGATGGAAGCGGCACCAACGTTGTAGGCGCGGAGTTGGCACTGAGTGGTGGCGCCTCCACAGGTAACGCCCGTGGTGGCGCGCTGAGGCTACTCACCGCTCCATCTGGAGCCTCCAGCGGGACCCTCAACACTTCGCGCACCCGTGCGTGGTACGAGGCGCAGTGCGAGACGCTCACCGACAACACCGCGACCACGCTCTTTACCTATGCGCTCGGGAACGACACGGGGGGCGGGGGTACCGGCAACTACTGCGTACGCGCTCGCGATGCCACGAACGAGCAGGCGGAGTGTGGGGAGTTCCACTTCGCTGGGGTGGACATCACGGCGGGGGCCGGAGGCGAGACCTGCGTTACCCCCGCCAACAAGGACGGCTCTCTCCAGTCCCTATCAGCCGGCACCCTTGCCATCAGCTTTCAACAGTCTACGGGTACCGACCTCTGCAACGTTCGCGTCACCTCCGACACCTCGCTCACCACTACGCTCCACGAGATCTGCTGGGCCATCATCCACAACTACGGAACCACGATCACGCCTCAGTAAGGAGGTTTCGATGTACAGGCTGCTTCTCTTCCTCGGGTTCCTTGGGCTGTTGGTGGGCCTCAGCCCTACCTCAGCACAGGCACAGGAGACGTACAACCTCAGCGCGAATGCGACGCAGGCGGCGGATCTGCGACAGCACGTGCTCGCGATGAATCGTGCCCTGTGCCGCGCAGCCCAGCTCCCGATCTCCTGTACGCAGGGCGATGTCTGCCTTGCCAGAAGTGTGGTGGGAGGAGCGAGTTGCACCGCCGCCAACGCTCGCGATGCCAACTCTCGCATCTGGCCCGACACCCAGGCTGGCCGCGAAGAGTTCGTCACCTTTCAGTGGGTGCTGCCGCGGTTCCTTGCGGCTCGTGGGAGCCTGCCCCAACTCCACATCGCGGATTACTGTGACTGGTTCAACAATGTGGCAAACCAGACCCAGCGCAACGCGGATTGCACCAAGATCGGTGCGCCCTCCCCCTGCACGATCTGCCCCCAGTAGGGCCTGATGGACAGCGCCTGGAACTTCAAGGAGAGGGTCACGGATCGGGTGACCTTTGTTGTACGGGATTCGTCGGGCGCTGCCATTCCACAGGCCTCCTTGACCACCATCACGCTGACCCTCTACGACAAGCTTACCGACGGGATCATCAACTCGCGCAACGACCAGAACGTGAACAACGCGAATCAGGTCACTATCGGCGCCGATGGCACCCTCGTGTGGGACACCGTCGCTGCGGACAACGCCATCATCAACCCGAACCTTGCCGTCGAAGAGCACGTGGCGCTCTTCGAGTGGACGTATAGCGCGGGCGCGAAGGCGGGCAAGCATGAGGCCATCATTCGCGTCGTGAACCTGGGGCAGGTGTCATGAGTAGCGCCGTTGTCGAGGAGCCGGAAGCGTCATTGGCGTCGAAGCAGCAGGAGCAGCAGCAGCTCGACTACCCACAGCGTCGCCACCCGGGACGACGCCGTGGCGACCCCCAGGGGATTCTCCGAAACGAGTGGGTGCGCAAGGCGCTATTGGGCCTCGCTGGTCTAGCAACCACTGCTGCCGGGTACTACTACGACCAGTACCAGAAGGTGAAGCAGGACATCATCTCCCACTCCAGCGCGATCTACGAGGTTCGCAAGAACATCGAATTGCTGGAGGGCCGACTCAACCGTGTAGACGCGAACAGTTCCGAGCAGCGTCGGGAGCTGAAGGAGGACATCAAGGAGGTGAAGGAGCAGCTCAACGACCTGAACACAAGCCTACGGCGTTGGTTCGAGCGTGCTGCCAACGAGAACCGCCGGTGATGGACGAGGCACGGCTTCGAGGCCAGCTTGCTGAGCATGAGGGGGTGCGGCGGTTTCCCTACAAGGACACTCTGGGGAAACTCACTATCGGTGTCGGTCGCAACCTTACCGATCGTGGCATCACCCCCGAGGAGGTCCACTTCCTATTGGCCCACGACGTGGCTATCGTGATCGAGGATCTGGACCATCACCTGCCTTGGTGGCGGGCCCTGAGCGAAGTCCGACAGATGGTCTTGGCCGACATGTGCTTCAACCTTGGGGTCTCACGGCTACTTGGGTTCAGGAACACCTTGCAGATGCTCGCCTCAGGCAACTATGGAGGCACAGCCAAAGGTATGCTCCACTCGAAGTGGGCAAAGCAGGTGGGGCGCCGTGCTCGTCGATTGGCCCTCATGATGAAGCTCGATACCGAGGTGGCTCTCACCGAGGTAGATGAACTGTTCAAGCAACACTTCTAGGGAGATGATATGGACGCACAGGCAATCGCTGTCGTGTCCGGGTCGGTCGTCGCGCTGACGCAGCTCGTGAAGTGGATGGGGCTGGATGATCGCAGAGGGCCGTTTGCGGTGCTCGCCCTGTCCGGTCTCGGGACCATCATCTGGGCCATCTCGCGTGAGGTGCCCTTTGTGAGGACCGAGCTGTTCACCTTCTTCACCGGCTGGATCATGGTGTCCCTGGCCGCAGCGGGGGTCTTCGGCTTCACTCGTGCAATGCCCGAGGCCGTGACCAGAACCAAGACGCCGCCGCTTGGAGGCGCGGGCAGCTCCCCCACCATCTAGACATGGCGGAAGAGGAAGGACAGGACAGGGTCGATGCGCGGGCTGG